GCGTTGGCGGTGCTAAGTCCCGCTTCTACGCCGCAACGGGCAGCGGACGCAACGGACGCGAGCAGGAGCAGCGCCAGCGCCTGGCAGGTGTTGCCGCTCACTGATTCCCTCGAGGGGGGTTCCCAAATGCCCCCCGATCCTGTAGACTTCTCTCACAACCGCAAGGCACCCCATGTTCATCGGTATCCCTGTTGACTGCCTGGACTCTGACTCCATCGACACCCTGAGCGCCAACCCAATCACTGGCGATGTCTACGTCCGCTTCCAACGCTATCGGACCCGCCGCCCTTACGCCTTCAAAGCATCCCGCCGCGCCATCCTCTCCCTTCTGGTGAATTCCAAAGGATCAAAGGGAAAGTGGGTGAACCTTCATTGCACCCCCGCCGCCTGACCCCGATCCTGTAGACTGACTTCAGATCAACCGACCCGCTCTCATGGCAAACCTGATCCGCCTCTCTGCTCTCGTCATGATCCTATGGATGGGAGGCAATCTGTTCGGCGCCGCTGCTCAGGTCACCAAGGCACACGCCGACCGCACCGCTTCCGCCATCTGTGAGGCGACAGGAGATTGCAACCGCTGAGGGGTTGACCCCTGACCCCCTGACCCTGTAGAATTCCAAAGCAAACGCAAGGCAACCGATGACCGACTCCTGCTTCCCCGCTGAGATCGCCGCTATCACCAATCCTGAGAATGGCACCATCTACTGGATCGAAGCGGCATACGCTGCCAAGATCCATGGTCTGTGGGATGACTTCCGCACCGACTACGGGACGACCGCTTCCTTCGGTGGGGTCGATGCTGGTGAGTTCCTCTCCTGGTTAGGTTACTGATCCGCGAGGGGGGTGGGTTGACCGTCCGCCCCCTGACCCTGTAGAATTCTCAAGTCAACCGATCCGATCCGATGTCCCGCTTCCCTCTCGCCATGTGCTCTGACCTGGAGACCCGTCAGATCAAGTGGATCTCCCGCGCTGATCAACTGAAGAACGGTTCGCGTCCCTCCGCCTACATTCACTGGGGACTGCCCGCCACCGTGATCGCCGCCCAGTATGCCGAGACTCATGCCGACGAAGTCCGCCCCGTGACCTTCGGGTGATCCTGCAGGGGGGACCTCTCCCCCCTTCTCTGTCCCTCTGCTCTGCTGACCCATGTTCTACGTCTCCTGCCCTCAGGGTATCTACCTCACCGAAGGACCCTTCCTAACCGAAGAGGATGCCCGCGAGTGTGCCATCTGCCTGTCTGCTGATTCTGCAGAATTTTTCGATGGGGACTGCCAACCGATGCTGATCCGCGAGGGCGCCACCGATGGTGAGGTGGTTGCCACTGTCACCGCTGATGCCCCCCTCGATCCCTCATCATCCGATCTGAGTTGGGAGAGCACTCAAGCGGAACTGGATTCTCTTGGCGGGTAGCACGAACGAATGGGCACGGGGTCTTCGTGGAGCAACACGACAGTTGTGGTGAGCGGGTAGTACGGGTGTTCGCCCGCCCTAAGCGTTAAGCGTATACCCCCCCCCGTATAAAAAAGCGAAACTACCCTAACCTACAGAGGTGACAAAAGGCGAGAGAGATATCAATCTCATATAAAAAAAATTTTCAGGTGTGTCGACAAACTCTAAGGGTTCATATATAATTGCGGATATATTCCATTTCTGGTAAAAAAAATTTCCGCAGAAAATATGACTGAAATCCCCCCTTCAAAAATCTATCACATCTATGCAAAGGATAGGTGCTTGTTTCATTCAATCAAGGAGGAAGAGTTTAGTGCCACTTGGAATACATTGAAGAATATGGTTGGACTCATGAAAACTGATTATGAAGTAGAAGATCTTTCTTATGAAGAACTTGTATTACCTAAGAGGAATACCGAATCCCCATCATATTGACACACTCTAAATAAGACGTTAGAATTGAACTGAAGGTTATTCAAAACTTATGGCAAAAGGATTTACTGTTAAAGAAAAGCCGTCTCAAGGAACCAATGCTGAAACTTGGGACTATGAAGCAATTAAAGAAAGAATGCGTGGTAAGAATATTGTATTCTGCCTACCTGGACGCGGATGCTCATATCTCTTTCTGAAGAGTTTTGTACAGATGTGTTTTGATCTGGTACAGAACAACATGAGTATTCAGATCTCTCAGGACTACTCTTCAATGGTTAACTTTGCACGTTGTAAAGTACTAGGTGCAAATGTTCTACGTGGTCCTAAGCAAATTCCTTGGGATGGTAAACTGCAATATGATTATCAACTCTGGATTGATAATGACATTGTTTTTAACACTGAAAAGTTCTGGCAACTGTGTGATGTTGCTCTGAATGATAAAGGTGAAGAAAAAGAAATCGTTGCTGGTTGGTACGCTACAGAAGATGGTCACACTACTTCTGTTGCTCACTGGTTGGAAGAAGATGATTTCCGTAAGAACGGTGGTGTGATGAATCATGAAACCGTTGATTCAATCTCCAAGCGTCGTCGTCCATTTACTGTTGATTACACTGGTTTTGGTTGGGTTCTAATTAAGAACGGTGTATTTGAGAATCTTGAGTATCCTTGGTTTGCTCCTCAGATGCAAGTCTTTGAGTCTGGTAAGGTTCAAGATATGTGCGGTGAAGACGTTTCATTCTGTCTGGATGCAAAGAAAGCAGGATTTGAAATTTGGTGTGATCCACGTATTCGTGTTGGTCACGAGAAAACTCGCATTATCTGATGTACAATATTCTCTATAGGGGTAGGATAATTCATAAGGATCTTACCCTTGAAGAATGTACTGAGGTACTTGACGAATACTCCCAAAAATATTATGAGGGAGATGATAACATTGATATTACTGAAATTGAATTGGAGGAAATCTAAATGGCAAAGCGTCCTAATCTGAATGGTCAGTTGATTGAATCTCACCCCAAATCTACCCGTCAGGGTATGGGGAAACATACAAAATACGCTGCAACGAGCAGAAACGTTGCTAAGAAAAAGTACAGAGGTCAAGGAAAATGACAGAAGAAAACACACAATCCACTGAAACACAATCATTTGGATGGGTTGCAGGAGTTCCTGTGGGTATGCAGGATCATCCTGATACTCGTCGCTCTATTGAAGAGCGTCGGAAACTTTATCAACAACAACAAGAATCTCAGAGTTCTTCTGAGTCTTCTGATCCTTCTTGAATCTTACATCCGCGTATCTCTCTAAGAGGGCGAAAATCTCTCTTCTATAACTATTTCAACAGTTATAAGATGCTAACATGGGATATTTCCTAGATGTCAATGATGAATGGAATCAGATACATCCAAAAGACATTTGGGCATATAATAAACTATCACTAAGTCGGGTATTGGAATATACTTGTGGTCCTACTGGGACTACAGTTCCAGTACCCGACTTTTATATTATCCGCCCATCTATTAATTTACTTGGTATGAGTAGGTTTGCTCGTAAAGAATGGATAGAAAATGAAACGGAAGACTTCCATCCTTCTGAATTTTGGTGTGAAATCTTCGAAGGACCACATTTAAGTGTTGATTTTCATGAAAAGAAGTCAGAGTTGGTCGTATTAGGTGAAAAAAACGCGGAAGACCCCTTATACAAATGGCAAAAATGGTCAAAAATTGATGCCGAAGTTGAATTTCCTTCAATTTTAAGTGACTTGGTCGGTGATTATGAGTGGATCAATTGTGAATTTATAGGAAATCATCTAATTGAGGTACAATTTCGCCAAAATCCCGATTTTCGTTATGGAAACTCAGTTGCAATTCCAGTCTGGAATGATAAAATAAATAGTGATAACAGTGATTATCAGTTTATAGAAGATAAAGATTACCTAAGAGAAGGATTTTATATTAATTAAGGGATAGCAACCCCTTAAAAAGTTCTGATTTTAAAAATCAGGAGGCAAAAATGGGTCAACCATCAGATAGAGACACAAATTTTATGATGAATGAGTGGGGAACCAATAAACTGATCACAGATTATGGTTCACTTGATGAATTGCACTCTAAACTTGAGGTAGGAGACAATCCTTTACCAGAAATTTCTGGAGGAATGAAAGAAAAATTTGAATATCAGAACGATATTCACTCAAGTATTCGTAATGATAATGATTATGATGACTGGGAATATGGAACAGAGCCAATTATATTCAGATAATTAAAGAACAGTAATAAATAAGATAGATTTATACACTAAATGCCAGAACAAAAACGCATTAGTAAAGGATTTAAGGACATTAGTTTGTCCTTTCAATACAATCCTGTCAACTACGACCTAATTGCAGTTAAAAATGAAACGGCAATATCACGTTCAATACGTAATATTGCCTCATACTATACTGGCGAAAAGTTATTTAATGCTTCATTTGGATCTGCTTTACCAAGATCTCTTTTTGAAAACCTAGATCAAGTTGGTGCAGATATGATCGCGGTTGATTTGGAAAGAGTTATCAAAGAATATGAACCAAGAGTTGAGTTATTAAGAGTTTCAGCAACTCCTGATTATGATGGCAATAATCTTAATGTCATTATTGTCTATAACATCATAGGTCTTAGCATTGGATCTCAAGAACTTTCATTTGCATTAATACCAACTAGAAGATAATGGCACTCGTAGACTTAACAAACTTAAATTTTGACGAGATTAAAACCTCTATCAAAGCGTATTTAAGAGCAAATTCAAACTTTACGGATTATGATTTTGAAGGATCTAATCTATCCGTAATACTTGATATCCTTGCGTATAACACATATATTACGTCTTACAATGCCAACATGGTTGGCAATGAAGTTTTTATTGATAGTGCAACGCTTAGAGAGAATGTTGTTTCACTGGCAAGAAATATTGGATATGTTCCAAAATCAAAAACAGCAGCAAAAACAATTGTAACCTTTGGTGTTGATACTTCAGCATTTGTAACACAACCTCTCACTCTAACTCTTAAAAAAGGAACGGTTGCAGTAAGTAAAGAGACTTTTGGAAATCAAAACTACACGTTCATGATTCCAGAAGACATTACTGTTCCAGTAGTTGAGCAATATGCACAATTCAATAATATTGAAATATATGAGGGTTCATATGCAGTGTCTACATTTACAGTAGATACTGCTCTTGAGGACCAAAGATTTATTTTAGATAATGAAAATATTGATACAACTACTTTGTCACTTAAGGTTAGACCATCAAAAAGTAGTACAGTTGTAAGTAAATTTAGTATGGTCGAATCCATTCTAAATGTAAAATCAGATTCCAAAATCTTCTTTATTCAAGAAGTTGCAGATCAAAGATATGAACTTTTATTTGGAGATGGTATCTTTGGTGAAAAATTATCTAATGGAAATTATATTGAAGTATCGTATTGTATAACAAATGGAGAAGATGGAAACGGCATAACCAATCTTGATTTCTCTGGAAGAATTATTGATAATAATGATCGCATCATTACTACAGGAGTAACTGAGATTTTTGTAGAGGCATCATCTCAGGGTGGACAAGAGATTCAATCCATAAACTCAGTAAGAAAGTATGCACCAAGACTTTATGCATCTCAAAACCGTGCAGTAACAGCATCTGATTATGAAGCACTGATTCCGACAATTTATCCAGAAGCGGAATATGTTACAGTTTTTGGGGGAGAGGATCTGAGTCCTCCTCAATTTGGAAAAGTTTATATCGTTATCAAACCATATAATGGTCAATTTATTTCCAATGCAATTAAGTCAAACTTAAAGCAGACTCTCAAGAAATACTCAGTTTCTGGGGTAAAAGTTGAATTTGTTGATCTAAAATATGTTTATGTTGAAACAGATTCTAAGATTTACTATAATCAAAATAAGGCTCCTTCCGCACAGTATGTGAAGACTATAGTATCTGATAATATTAACCAATATTCCAGGTCAAGAGAAATCAACCAGTACGGATCTAAGTTTAAATATAGCAAATTCCTCAAAATTGTTGATGATAGTCATGAGTCAATTACCTCAAATATCACCACTGTTCAGATTAGAAGAAATCTAAAACCTGTAATAAATAGTCTTGCAGAGTATGAAATTTGCTATGGAAATTCATTTTATGTGAGATTTGATAAGGATAAGAATAGATTATCCTCTTCACAACCTCAAGATACTGCAATGAATTGTGATGGTTATAACATTAAATCATCTGGATTTAATGTTGAGGGAATTGCTGATACTGTCTATATTTCAGATTTTCCATATTCTGATGGAAAAAATGGTGAGATATTCTTGTTTAGACTTGATTCTGAATCTCAACCTATTATTATTAGAAGAAATGTTGGCACTGTTCATTATGATAAGGGAGAAATTCTTTTAAAACCAATAAAGATAATTTCTACTCTTAAAAACTTTGGCGGAGAATCAATTATTGAAATATCTGCAACTCCACTATCAAACGATGTTGTTGGACTCCAAGATTTATTTGTACAATATGAAATATCAAGGAGCAATATTGACATGGTTCCAGACGTAATAACCTCTGGATATGATCCATCGGCATTAAGTCACAAATCAAGTTCAAGTTATGTTAATGGGTCTCTTATAAGAAATTAATATGAAAGATAGTAGAATTAAGACTAGATTCATCCTAGAAAACCATATACCTAGTTTTGTTCGGGAAGAATATCCGCTATTTGTTGAATTTTTAAAGAGATACTATGATTCTATAGAATATAAGGGCGCACCTAAGGACCTTATTGAAAATATTGACGAATATACGAAGGTAGCAAATATAACAAACAGGGTAGATTCAACTACTCTTATAGAAGATGTCGAATTATATTCAACATCTATCAAAGTTGAATCTGTAAAAGGATTTCCAGAAAGATCTGGCCTGATTCAAATAAATGATGAAATTATATATTACGAATCTAAAAATAAAGGAACTAATACTTTTGAAGGGTGCTCTCGCGGATTTACTGGGAGAGTATTAAAGGATGGTGGAAAAGAAAATGAATTAATATTCAAACCTTCATTCGCTTCATCACATAAAGGTGAATCTGTTGTAAAGAATCTTGGCGAACAATTCTTAAAAATTTTCTTAGAAAATACTAAAAAGCTCTTAGTTCCTGGATTTGACAATCGACAATTTGTGGAGGGTTTGGATGAAGAACTCTTCATAAAACAAGCAAGAGATTTTTATTCGGCAAAGGGATCTCCAGAGTCTTTTAATGTACTTTTCAAGGCATTATTTGGTAAAGAAGCAAAGATTACAAATCCCTACGACAATGTAATCAAAGCATCTAATGCAAACTATAGAGTAGATACAGTTCTTACTGTTGAAATTTTGGACGGAGACCCTTCAAAAATATTAAATAAAACTCTATATCAAGACCAATATGGCACTATAAACAAAGCATATGGAACTATAAATGATATTTTAAGGATATCTGAAGATAATAGAGAGTATTATAGATTATCCATTGATAATGACTTTATTTTTGGCGAAAGCAGTATATTTGGATCTTTTACTGTACATCCAGCAACATTTTTAATAAATTCTGCTGATATTGGAGACGATACTTTAGACGTTGAATCTACAGTTGGTTTCCCAGAGAGTGGAACTCTTTTTGTTAAATTCGATGATAAAGTAAATGTGTATATTGATTATACATCAAAATCATCAACTCAATTTTTTGGGTGTAGTAATATTACTAGACTTATTGACGCAAAGAAAAGAATATCTCTGAATACTTTTGCATATTCTTATGGTGATGATGAAAATGATATTATTTCTATGAGGATTACTGGAATATTATCAGATCTTTTATATCCTGAAAATATTGATTTAATGCTTAAGAATGATACAATTGAAATAACTTCTTTAGGTTATTCTAATGAAAATGATTTTCGTTCAAATAATTGGATTTTTAATCATCCAACAAAGCATAAAATTAAAAGTCTAACTAATATTGGCAATTTTAATTATGAATTGGTAACACATGATCCTATTAACATTATAACTGGCGATACCATTATTTTGAATGGTATCATGAAAGATAGGTTTGGCAATATTCAGAATGTAGAAAGAATTTTTGATGCTGCTCCTGGATCAAGTCCAAAAAATTCGGTAAGGATTACTAATGATGTTGAAATTGTTTATGTATATTCTATAGAAAGAAAATTAAGAAAAGTACCTGGATTGAAATATAATGCAGATGTTCAGAATACTTATGTAGATTCCGATAGGAATACATATGTAACTTCTCCATCATTGGCAAGATATTATAATGATAGTTTAGAACTTAGAAGTAGGATAGCAAAATTTGATGCAAATTTAAATTCAGAAGAGACACTTCCTGTATTTAATCATGGTTTCTTAACTGGAGATGCAGTTGTATATTTTCCAGACCCAGAGGATTCGAATAATTCATTAGATATTCCAAAAGCAATATATTTTGTTAAAAAAGTAGATAATGACCGTATAAAATTATCAAAGAGTAGATCTGACATTTTTAATGGAGATTTCTTAAAGATAAGTGGAATAGCAACGAATAATACTTTTGCTCCATTAGAGTTTACTGAAGTTAGTTCCGTACCAAATGAGGGTCTTAAATTTAGAACAGTTGAATCTCAAGATCTTGTTAGAAAATTACAAAATCCAGAATTAACAGAAAAAACATACAAAACCTTACCTGGAAAAACTGGAATTTTAGTTAATGGAGTAGAAATTCTTAACTATAAATCTCCAGATGTTATAAAATATGGTGCCCTTGAAGAAATTATTGTTTCTGCTCCTGGACAAAACTATGATATTATAAATCCACCTCTAGTTCATATTTCAGATCAAGTTGGATCTGGATCTACCGCATATGCTAGAGTTACGGGTTCTTTAGAAAGAATTGACATCATACATCCAGGATTTGATTATCTAACTACTCCTTTTATATCAATTTCTGGAGGAAATGGAGATGGTGCATTTGTCCAACCAAATCTTGTTGCATATAGACATAAAGTAGAATTTAATGCAGTACAACAAGCAAAAAGAGTGGATATTAATGCTAATATCATAACATTTTCAAAATATCATCAATTTAGAGATGGTGAAAAGGTAATTTACAACACTCAAGGAGGAGCTGCAATAGGTGGTCTTGTTAATAATTCA